TGTATGCCGAATTAGTCTTCAGATAAGATCTCCAGTAAGAAGGTGATCCAACAGAGAACTCTGCATCTTTTGCCTTTGAAAGTCCTAAGTGCTTCTCAAGAATTGTTCCTGCGTTTCCGGTGACTTTACCATCACCATCGATAACTACAACGTGAACTTCATCAAATCTTCCACCTCTATCAGTAACATATTGAGAAGTTCCTGGACGATCTGCCAGTGTATTCCAAGGTTGAGTTGTGGTAACGGTTGATCCACCAACTGTTGATGTAGAAATCGCAACGGTTTGTTGTGAGAACCAATCTTGTCTTCCAGTGTAAACGGTTGAACCATATGATACCGACTTTCCAGCAGTGGTGATAGCAACACTACCTGTGCTGGTAAATGCCCAAGTTCCACTCTCTTGATAATCTTTTACGGTTTCTGTTGCACCATCGACATAAGAAAGAACTTTGACACTGATTTGTCCAACTCCAACTTCAGTAACAATACCCTTCAGGTGTCCGGTCAGTGCTGTAGTTGTTCCTGCACCAACATCAAATCTACCACCCATTGACTGAGTAATACCTGCACCAACTACAAGAGGTGCCGCAGTGAATGTTGTTGTTCCAAAATCGAGAGGAACGGTAACTCCACCCTCAGTGTTTGTTGTAGCTTGCGAAATAGTAATAAATCCAAGAGTAGAAATACCAGCAACTGTAGTTCCTGCCGAAACAAAATCACCACGAATATCTTGCCCAAGAGTAATTGAAGCAGTAGAAATACCAATCGTGGTTGCTGCACCAGTGGCAATCGTTGCTGATCTGTTCGTGATTGCAGCAGTAAATGCTGATACTCCAGCAGTAGAAATACCAGTCAGAACTTGGTCTGCCTTTGCATCAATAATACCGATTCTGATTCCATTTGCCCAAGATCCTGGATTCTTGGCAACGATTGTTCTGTCGGCAATTACGTTTTCGTCGTATTGAAGTTGCTCATAGTGCTCAATACTCTTAATCTTGATAGAAGATCCAGAACCGACGTAAGCATTTTTAAGCTGGTCATCATCTTGTCTAACGACTCTCAGTGGAGCACCGTATGCCAAATATGATGAAGCAGTGAGCCAGTGCTCATAGTGCTTATCATTTCCGTATGGTTTTCCAAAATTGTCTAATAAGTTTTTTTCCGAACCAACGAGAGTTGGAAGATCAACGGGACCTTGTGCAAAAGGTGCGACAAGACCGCCAATCTTTTCGGATGATGGATCAACTCTTCCTACTGTAAGGTCTACTTCCCTTACCTTGATCCCAGGAGATGCTAAATTTATTGGCATCTTGTTTGTCCTCGCAATCCAAATTTATCTAAAAATATTTAGGAAAAGGGGCATTTTCAGTGGGGAAACGATGCGTGAACAAACTTACCAGTCAGGATATTCCCAATCCAATTTCTTTGTCTTTTTAGATTTAACTCTTTTTATAGTGCATTCTTTACATTCATATGAGTATGCGGATGGCAATGTCCCTCTGTCTCTTCTTGTCAAATAGTAATCATCCATCAAACTCTTGACCTTCTTACATACTCTACATTTACGATTAAAGAACAATAAGTGTTCAAGTTCTATTTGATCATCAAAATCCATTACCTGTAATCCCACATATAAGACATATCGCCATATTCATCAGTAAACCATCTATCTCCAGACTTATCTACAAAAGTTGAGTCATTGTCAAATCCATCGGAAATAAATCCAAATGGTGCCATATCCTGTTCTATCTGATTTTTTTGCTCCTCATATATCCTTTTTCTAACATCATTCTCAGTCATCTCTTTGAAGTAGTCTTGTGCGACTAACCATGCAAAAAGAACAAGACACATTGCCAAATCATCGTTACATCCTTCCTCTGCCTCAAAAGAATTATGTTTTTGGGCAAATGTTGTGAGTTCCGAAATAATTTCATAATCAAGAGTAAGTAATTTGTAGTCTTCAATAAGAGTTTTTAAATTGGAACACCCAAGTTTTTTAACAGCAGATGTTGTTCTAACTCCAAGTTGAGTTTTACTTCCAGAAAATCCTTGACCAACAACTTGACCATTTCTACCTCTCATTGATGACATGAGGATATTTTCATATTCTAAATCATAGTGAAGAATACTAGCAACCTGATCACCAATATCATTGACCTCTACCAACAACCAAGCATTGTTATATCCTTTTCCAACATCTGCAATGATACTGGGAAACAGCATCGGTTTTATTTGATTATTCCTATACTTTGCAACAATTTTATATGGAAATTCTGTAATATCAACAACAATAAATGCAGAATAATCATTGCCCAGTCCACGTGCAACGTCTACTGTCAGTAAATAATTGTGATCCTCGATTGGTTCTTCATAAACATCTAATCCAGCATTTCTCTGTATTGGGTTTTCATATATTAAACTTTTAAGAACTGATGGATTAATTAGTGTGTTAATAGATCCTAAAAATTCACATTCAAACTCAACACGAAACTGTTCTTCTGATGTGTTTGCAATTGTCTGTTCTTTCCATACTAAATCTCTGCCAGGAACTTCAGACCAGTGTACCTCTGTCGGAATATATTCATTTTTACCTCTTTCGGCATCGTGCCACATACGGTAGAAATGATTCATACCGTGTGGTGTGGATACGATAATTACTTTGGTGTTTTTACCAGAAGTAATAGTAGGATAAACAGATGCAAAGAACGAGTCAGCAACGTGATTTGGCACAAACGCGAACTCGTCGAGAAAGAGGATGTTAAACGACATACCTCTGACAGCACTTGCAGACGTAGAAGCTGCCAATATCTTACTGCCATTTTCCAACTCCAGAGATCCTTTGTTCCATGATATGATACCCTGTTGCATCCAACGAGGCAAGTTTTCGTAAGCAGTCTGTAATCTACTTAAAAGTTCTCTTGCTGTTGCTGCTTTGTTAGCGAGGATGCCAATATTAACACTATCGTTAAAAACTGCATAGTGAAGCAAGTAAGATACGACAGTTGTAGATTTGCCTGTTTGACGAGGCATTTTGCAAATATTAAATCTATTTTCATGAAAATTGTGTATTAATTTTTCTTGAAAATGATATGGAGAAAATTGAGTTAAACCTTCATCAAGAGAAACGATCTTAATATAGTTATTAGCAAAGTAGACTGGATCTTCTTTACATTTGAGGAACTCAATAATTTGTTCCTCTGTAAACTCAATTTGTGTATTCGCCTTCTTAAGGTTTGGGTTACCTAAGTAAACTTCACTCATAATTTAGTAAATCTCCCTCCATTGAAGAGCAGCAGCAACAGAAGCAGTAGCATTACCTGTAGTAGTAATAGTCCTTACAACAAGCACATAAATTTCGGAACTTGTTGAATCTATGTTTTGAACAATAATATTTTTCTTTGCAGCACTTAATGTTCCAGAAGCAACTGGTGAGAGTGAGTTTTGAGACGCACCAGAAGGAACATATCCTGATGCAAACTCGTCACCATCACTATAAGTTGTAGCATCCTCACAAACTTCAACTCCACTATTATTAGAAACAGAAGTCCAAGTTAAAGTTCCAGCGTTACTCAAATATGCAGAACTTGGAAGTTTTACAACTTTATAAACAATACTATTGGTCTCACAAAATAATGAAAGATTATTTAATTTGACTGATATTCTGTTTGGATATCCCCGGAAAGTATTTTTGAGACGAATAGCAACCAAAGGAAGTTCTGTTCCTGCTGGTGTTGGTGTGGTTCTTGTAGTAGTCATTGTATAAGCAAAGTCAATACCACTTTCTACATATCCACCTTCTGACATTACAGAAGAACAGATCTGATCAAATGATGCTCCAATACCTACACCAGTATTTCTAATTTCACATCGGACTGGTAGGTTTGGATTAGAAATATAAACTGTTGCTAAATTGTTGGAGTGGAGAAATTCATGTGCTGTGATGAGTTGTCCATCATGTGCAAAACCACAACGGACTCTACCAACACCTAACCACTGGAAATCTATAAATGCAAGTTGAGTTTTTGTAACATCCAAATTAAATCCAGAAGTTCCTGTTCCATCACACTTATCTTTGTTCCATTGTGATTGTGGAATTCTTGTTTCCGATGCAATCCCGCTTACAAAAGATCTAATTACCCAATTATTTGTTCCAATACCAGCATTTATTCCGTCAGAAGTACTAAGTCCAACTTGCTCAAAATAGATTCCATCTCTGTCATCAAAATATCCAGTTCTTTTAGTTGCATTTTGTTGGGGGGCATAAAAGTTAAAAGAACTAAAAATTAACTGTCCCTTTCCTGGTTGGTAGTGATGATAAAACTTTGTTTGGTGAATTGAATATGCAGTAGAACCAATACCAGTTTGCAATCTTGCTGCGGCTCGATTTTGTATAAATGATACTGTTGAACCTGCCCCAGAACTACTATCGAAAAAGTTTGGGTCAATAGCATAAAGGTGTTTGTAATCACCAAGCGTAAAAGGTTCAGAAACTCTACTTCTACCAAATGCATCAATAGCAGTTGTATCTGGATTAATCGTTACAACAGTTTCTGACGAAATTCCGACAGTTCCGGTAACTGGGAATGGATTGTCAAGTGTAA